GGGAGTGACTGAATAATCTTTCTGGCATATAGCTGGATAAGGTGATGAGACACAGGTGGTGCTGCTATCTTCGGATAGAACCGACCAACCAGTCGGGTCTCAGGCAGAGTGAAATTCTTACTTACTGTAGTAATGCCTCGCTCTTATTGGTAATACAGAAATCCAATCTCCCACCCCTAAACAAATCCAATAAAATCTAAACAATCATATGTCATTTGCAGAATTAAAAAGAAAAAGTCAAGCTAATTTTGAATTTTTACAGAAAGAAATAGAGAAGACGAGTAGTAATAGTAACACTGATGAACGGTTATGGAAACCAGGATTAGATGCATCAGGAAGTGGATACGCAGTCATTAGATTCCTTCCACCACCAGAGCAAGATATAGAAGGTGATACACCTAGTCTTCCTTGGGCAAAACTTTATAGTCATGCCTTCCAAGGACCAGGTGGTTGGTACATTGAAAATTCTCTAACAACCCTTAATCAAAAGGATCCAGTTGGAGAGATTAACAGACAGCATTGGAATGCTGGTACTGAAGAAGGTAAAGAGTTAGCACGTAAGCAAAAGCGTAGACTGTCTTACTATAGTAACATCTACGTTGTTAAAGACACAAACGATCCTAGCAATGAAGGAAAAGTATTCCTTTATCGTTATGGTAAGAAGATCTTTGATAAGATCCTAGCAGCAATGCAACCTGAGTTCCAAGATGAGACACCAGTTGATGTCTTTGATCTTTGGGAAGGTGCTAACTTCAAGTTGAAGATTAAGACAGTTGCTGGATTCTGGAATTATGATAGCAGTGAGTTTGATAGTCCTAGTGCTCTTAGTTCAGATGATTCTGAATTGGAAGCCATTTATAAACAGGAACACAGTCTCAAAGCTTTCACAGCATCAGACCAGTTCAAGACATATGAAGAGTTACAGGCAAGACTGAATTTGGTTTTGAATAGTGCTCCTGCACCTGCTCCTGTTTACAGAGAGGAAGCAGAAGTTCCTGTTCCAGTCGCAGCAGTATCATCTGCTCCTAAGTTTAATACAACTAAGAGTGAACCATCGCCTGTGGCCGATGATGATGATGCCTTAAGTTATTTTGCTGCTTTAGCAAACGAAGACTAGAGGCGAAATTGAACTTTTGATTATGACAATTCGGGAAAAAAAATCCCGACTAAAATTGGTCAAAAAAGTCGAGCTAAACTAAGGTTTCTTTGACTTTTTTGGAAACAAACGCAGAGCACTTATTATAGGTGCTCTGTTTTTTTAGGTCCGCAATTAATGGTTTAACAAATTGACCTTTGATGATATAGATCTCTCGTTTTACATCATTCCTTCTAGTTTCATCTTCAAATATCGAAATACCTTTACTTATCGTATTTCCAGGAATTGTTGAAACTGAGTTATTTACATCTTCGTTGTTATATGTAAAACTGCCGTCATAGAAGGTTTTATCGACTTTTTGACCTTTTTTCAAAAATATCGTTCCTTTGTCATTTTTCACATCTTCTTTAATTTCATAATATCGTATAGTTGAGTATGGATCGCTATATTCACTTTCAACCCATTTTTGTAATGAATAATCAGAAACTGGCCAATCTTGATATAGATTGGTAATATCATTTGTTACTGCAACAACCCAATCTAGACCACTGCTACCATATACTTTATCAGCAACTTGCTCTATTCTCATGTTATTCTCTACAATCATTTTATTGTAGAAAACAGCATAATCGAATATATCAGGATTTACCTGAAATCTTCTAAAGAAGTTTTTTACTAAGATATAGTCAGAACTGGAAAAAGGAAAGCTCTGTTGTTTCTTGTCGTATTTTAGATTTGGTAATATTGAGAAATACATTAGTAACTCCAGTCTCTTTTTTGTTGTAGATCTTCTTTGTAGACAATCTTTGTTTCTACCATTTGAATTGATAGTTCTACTGCAGATGGATATCCACCCATATATGTTGAATAAGAACCATCTGGTGTATAGTTGATGTCTACATTTGTTAATGCTAAACCTTTATATTGTGTTAGGTATTGATGCATCTTACTACCATTCATTAACTTCATTCTGACCAAATCTGGTATCTTAATGAAGTTGGTAAATTTACTATTACCACTAGCATTCTTTCCATCACCTTGAGCATTACCGAAGTATGGTAATATTTCCATTTTAAATATATGGCATATTTGATGAATTACCTCTGCTTCTTTCTCATCCCTAGCAGACATCTTAAATTTGAATCCAATATTACGTGTTTGAGGACCACCAAACAGCAGTTCTACCATTGGGTTTTTAATAACAGCACTGGTAGCAGCAAGAACGTCATTTTGTGATAATTGTTGATTTGAATTTGAAAGTATTTTTGATACCACATCACTTGTAAGACCAACCATACCAGCAGGTATACTTTTTACTCCTTCTATTATTGCATTTTCAAAATTTCCACCAATAGCACCTAATATTCCAGCAGCAGCACTACCAAATTCTTTACCACCCCATGATGCAGCAGATGAAGTACTTACATCTTGAGGCATGTATAGTTGAATTGATGGTATTTGTTGGTTAGCACCTGTTGAATGATTGAATTGTGTTGCCCTTCTTGAAAAGTTACCATCAATTTCATTATCTTCACCATCAATCTTTGTTTTTAGTTGGTTGTAACCTACACCTGCTCTAAGGTCATTAATTGCTTTATTAGGTGATTGTGATGCTTCTGTATTTGTTAAATCTTCTACAGACTGTTTATTTAACCCACTTCCCTTAGTAAGCATAGGTGGTGAATACTCAAAGAAATCAAACTGAATATAGTCAGTATCAGAACCTATGGCCATATCTGCTGGATATCTAAGGGTAGCTCTATTCTTAGACATCTCTGCGTTATTTTGAAATAAATCAGCTACTGCCATCTGAGTATCTTTGATCGGGGTACAGTTCAATTGTACGTTTTATACGTACTCGCTTATTCCTTTTGTTATAGGAATCATCCCAAACTTCTTGTTTTTTAACGTCAATCTGTTTGTTATTCTTTATATAGACGAAATTGTCTATAGGTAGCATTACAGCAGTCATCCATTCATCTATACCTAAGTCTAGATAGCGACCACTTTTTACATTTTCTACTAGGTATTTATGGAAGGAATCCCTTGGTACGTTTAATATATCTTCTTTAGTTAAGGTTTCTATTATCTTCATCCTATATTTTGGATTGATGTAATGTAAGTTGCACCCTATGAAATAATCATGCGTTCTATCTACAACATATACTAAAGGGTAGGTATCATACCATCTTAAATATTTTGTTGTTGCCTTGTACTCAAATAAGTAGAGATGACCCTTTCTTACCATCTTTCTCGACATATTAGAGTCTTGAAACTTCTCGTCTGTTAATTTATCTGCTTTTTCGTCTGTTAGTAGTTGTTGTATTGGTTTATTGTGGTAATCTGCAGCTAGATACCGCAAATTCTTTCTATACCAACCAACAGACCTTTGTTGACCACCTGCTCTTTCTTTAATTTTCTCGAATAGTGTTTCAGACATTTAAGTCTTTCTCCGTGAGTATTACGAATGATAAATTCCTTGCCTTACACCACTTTCTAGCATATTTCCACTTTGCCTGATTAACAAGATATGTTAGACATTCTGCTTTGTACCTAGCAGTCTTTCTTTTTGGTTCTTTTGGTGGTTTGCATTGTTTTAAAGGTTTTATCTCTACTATACTTTCCTTATTACCAGTCTTCATGTAGAAATCTGGGTAATATCTATGAACTTTACCATCTTTAGGTGATCTATATGGTATGAATATCTCCTCACTAGCCCATTTGGTAACAGATGGTTTGGTATCACAGAAGTTCATGAATTTACGTTCCCATAGTGATCGATATATGATCCTTGTTGGGTCACCTTTATACTTCTTAGGGTTTATTGGTTTATACTTCCCAGAATAAGCCATATATAATATAGGAATTCTCTAATTATTTAGATCAAGATGATCTCAGAATACGTTTCACAAATGGCAAAAAGGGGTGGAATGGCAAAATCCACTGGATTTGCTGTCCGTTTCATAATGCCTGAACCGTTGAAGGAACATCTACAGACATGTGGTATTGAGATGAATGATAAACCTTTGTGGCAAGAATTTTGCGATGAAGCGAGTTTACCACCATCTCAGGCACAGACTGGTCAGTTAAATGGTAGGTTTCAAGGTGAGGGATCTATATCATATCCACATACTAAGATGTATACAGATATGTCTTTATCATGGATGGCTGATGCTAATATGGAACCATATAAGTTTGTCCAAGCTTGGTGGCAATTTATTTTTGGTGAATTTGATGCAGAAGGAAAATCATATGAGGAGAGTGGATATTATAATCAAACAAATGATAAGGTATACAATAGACCTACGAGATTGAGGTTTCCTAAAGACTATAATACAAAGATTATGGTTATTAAGGCAGAGAAAGGTCCGAATAGTGAAGTGGATAGAACATCTATGGCACATATCATGCAAGATGCATATCCTTATTCAGTTGATTCTGTGCCTTTATCATTTGGAATGGAACAGTTAGTCAAAGTTACTGCAAACTTCCATTATAGCAAGCATTTTGTCAAGTACGCCGATCTAAGAGCAACATAAATAAAAGAAAATCATATTATGGCATTACCAAAGGTTACCGCACCAACCTATGAATTGGAACTACCATCAAGCGGTAAAAAGATTAAATACCGTCCATTTCTAGTTAAGGAAGAGAAGATACTCCTTATTGCATTGGACTCAAAGGATGAAAAGCAAATAACACAAGCACTCATAGATGTATTAAATGCTTGTGTTATCAGTCGTGTAAAAATTGAAGATTTACCTAGTTTTGATCTGGAGTACGTCTTCTTGAAGGTTCGTGCTGCCTCTGTAGGAGAAGAGATTACTTTGAATGTTACTTGTACAGATGATAATAAGACTAAGGTTGCTCATACTATTAATATAAATGATGTACAGGTTCATAAACCAAAAGGTCATAACAGTAAGATTATGATCAATAAGACAGTTGGTGTTATTCTGAAATATCCCAGTCTTACTCATTTTATAGACGTTGGATTCTTAACAGATAAAGAACTTGATGGTATGGAAATTATACTCAATTCTATAGACCAAATATTTGATGGTGAAGATGTTACTGAAGCTTCAGAGTGTACTAAGAAAGAACTTACCTCTTTTGTAGAGAGTCTTACTCAGAATCAATTTAAAAAAGTGTCCAAATTCTTTGAAACCATGCCTAAATTAAAGCATGAGTTCACTGTTACTAACCCCAATACTAAGAAACAAAATAAATATTCTTTGGAGGGATTAGCGAGTTTTTTCGTATAGCACTCTTCCATACATCTTTGGAGGAGTACTTTCAAACAAACTTCGCTCTGTTACAACACCATAAATACAGTTTGACAGAGTTAGATAATATGATTCCTTGGGAACGGATTGTGTACCTTGCACTCCTTACTCAACATCTTGAAGAACTTAAGAAAAAAAATCAGAAGGTATAATGGCTTCAGGAACCCAATCATATCAATCTACGTCTGGATCTTTAATTGATCCAGCACAGAGGGAACTTGACAAGCTTGGTAATAAGGATAAGAAAAAAGAGAAGGTAGAAGGTTTTAAGAGAAAACTGATAACTATTTTTGATACCTATACAAATGATATAGAAGCAACTGCTGGTATGCTTACAGGTGTTTCTAATAATTTGTTAGAACCTAGTGGTAATGCTTTACCAAGTGCTGAAGATTTAGATCCTAATAATCCACAAGACGGTGTTATAAAAGCATTAACTGGAATATCAGATGATATCAAGGCACAGAATCAAATACTAGTTCTTCAAACAAAGATGCTTACTGCAACTTTGGATATGCAGAATAAGTTGAATTCTGATACGAAGAGATTAAGAAGAGAAGAAAGAGCAGAGGAAACTGAGGATTTATCTGGTACACAAGGTGTAGTAAATACTGTTGCTAAAACAGTTGGTGGAGGAGGGGGAAGTAATCTACTTGGTAATATATCAAATCTAACAAACATACTTGCAGATGTTAATCGACTTAGAAATATTCCAAGGTGGTTTAAGAAATTCAAGTTTAGTATGCCGAACTTCGGCAGAGCTGCTAATGCTGCTGATACAGCACAAGATATTAGTAGAGTAGCATCAACCACTAATTTGTTACCTGATGCTCCAGGTAGTACTAGAACTATTCTCAACAATGCTGATGTTACCCCTAAAGTAAAGACAGCGAATCAGTTTGTTGAGGCAGCTGATCAAATTATTGAGACACCAGTCTTATCTTCAAAAGTCCTAGATGATCTTGATGAGGTAGAGGAGGTAATAACCAATACAAATAAGACAAATAAGGTTGTTAGTAATCTAGATGAGATCACTGAGGTTTCAGAAGCTGTAACTTCTACCAATAGGATAGTTGATACAGCTGATGTAATTGGCGATACATCGAAAACTACCAGTGCCTTAGCTAAGGTTGATGATGTTATTCCATCTACCAATATCCTTGGTAAGGGCATGGATATGCTCGGTGCTATTCCAGGAGCAAAATATATTTTACCTGGTGCTAGTGGTGTTAGTGGAATCACTAACATAGCACAAGGTAATTTTGCTGAAGGTGCAATGGATCTCGCTGATGCGAGTTTGGATGTAGGTCTGATGACTGGTGCTGTATCACAGACTGGTACACTTGCAACAACAATGGGTCCAGCGATAGCAGTTACTGGTGCTGGTCTATTATCTGGTTGGCTTGGTGAAATGACTCGTGGTACTGATGAATGGGTACGTGGTGATGGTACTGATGCTGCAAGGAATGCTCTTGGTGATGTAACTGCTGGTCTTTCAGGTGCGTTAGAGACTGTAGGTGCTCCATTTACTGCAATGTTCTCTGGTGTTGACTCTCTTATTAAGCATGGTGACTTCTCTGAGTCTAATAAGAAGATGGCTGAGGTTGACTCTAATATACGTGAAGGATTTAGGAAGTTCTTAAATGTTTGGGATCCTTTGAATATGATTAGTGATGAGGTTGGTTCATTCGGAACATTGAGTTTGTATGGTGAAGAGAATGTTGAGGCTGCTAATAAGAAGTTATTGGTAGAGAAGGGAATAACAACTGAAGAGACTAATGAGAATGCTACTAAGAATATTGAAAGTACTGCAAATATGATCGAAGAGACTACTGATATTGAGAAATCTATAATACAAACAGTTCTCGAAGGTGGTACTAGTGGAAATGAAACTTTAGATCAGAAGATATTTAATGAGTATAGGATGATAGATCTGAAACAAAGAATAGCAGAATTACCTGAAGGTGAGTCTAAAGAACTAGACGCTCTTTATACAGAGTTGAAAGGTCTTGAGTCAGGTGAAATTAACGCTGAGAGACCAGATATTACTACGAGTAATGTGTCTAATGATAACACTACTTCTATTAGTAATGATAACACTACTACTGGTGATACTACTACGTCTTCTTCTGTTGTTACTGGTGATACCAACAATATAAACAAACCAGAGACTACAGTCAGTACTGTTATGAATAATGCTGTTAAGGAGGATCCAGGAGAGAAGGTAGTTGTAATACAACAACCAGTACAGACAGCAACAAATCAGTCTAATGAGCAAAAGACAAATGATGCATCTTTCCAGATAGGATTGACTGATACAAATGCTGATTCATTTAAAGATCTTACCCTCTTGAGTGCTTTAGGATAATGACGACAGAACAACAATCACCACCAGCAGCCACCAGTTTTTCGTTTGAAAGCATTATATTAACAACACCTGCTGGTGAAGCTTATGATATTACTGAACTTGTTTTTGGATTTACGTATTATGAGGACATCAATAAGGGGTTTATAAGTGGTAATCTGAGGATTATTGATTCTGGTAGTAACCTTAGATCCAATGCTCCTATAAGTGGGTATGATAGAGTAGAGATAAAAGTCAATGGTGCTGATGATAATACGTATACTTACAACTTTTTTACCTATAGTATAAGAGATGTTGTTATTGCTAAGGGTAAACAGACATATAATTTAGGTCTTATTACAAAGGAAGCATTGTTAAATGAAGGGGCAAAGGTAAGTAAGAAATTCAGTGGTATGCCTCATACTATAGTAAAGGATATATTAACAGAATATCTTGAGGTTGATGAGGCTGATATCTTTGTAGATGAAACAAAGAATGATACTATCATTGTACCCAACAATAGAAATCCATTTACTATATGCTCACAATTAGCAAATAAGTCAATTACTGATGATTTGAACTCAGCAGGTTGTTTCTTTTTTAAAAATGCTAATGGGTTTAACTTCAGATCTATTAATACACTTTGTAATGTTGCGAAGGATGCTAAAGGTGATGGTCGGGAGATTAGATCTTTTGTAGAGAGTATGAATGGAGAACAGATAATGCAATACAATAACATATTAAATGTTGCATTTACAAGTGAAGTCAATGTTATGGAAGGTCTGAGAATGGGTGCATATTCAAGTGAGTTGCAAACTTTCAATATTGATACAGGTGAGTTTAATTCTACAAAGTTCTCTTTGGATAAAGAATTTGACACCCAGAAACATTTGGGTAGTAACACAGAGTTAACTTCAGCACAGAAGATATCAGCAAAAACTCCTAGTAGGATAACTTCTGCTATCATTTCTAATGAGGTAACTTATAGTGGCCAGAAGGAAGCTAAGGAGGATGCTACGTATAAGGATTGGACTGATAAGTTGTTGTTACAAACTTTTTCTCGCAACTACATACTAAATACACAAGGGTTACGTATAGAAGTACCTGGAAATCTTGACCTAGTTGTCGGGGATCGGGTTAACGTAACACTCTTTAATTCTGTTTCACAGGATCAAAGAGAAGAGGATGATGTGGACATTAATAATAGTGGGTTTTATCTGATAACGAAATTGTCTCGAATGTTTGATAAAACAAGATATAACGTCACCACTGTGCTAAAATTACAACGTGACACTTTTGGTTATGAACCACCATCAGCTAACGAAGTTCTATTAAACTAAAACTATGAAATCAATAGAAGACCATATTAAAAAAGACAAGGAGATCATAGACGATCCAACAGTATCACCTGCTGCTCGCAGACATGCTAAAGATGAGTTACACGACCTTATAGAGTATGAAGAGCATCATCATGAAGAGATTGTTGCAGGTGATCACCACGATCCAAATGCACTTGAATTATTTTGTGATCAACATCCAGACGAGCCTGAGTGCTTAGTATATGACGACTGAATATGGATCCTGTAGTTAACTCTGTATTACCTATTAACCAGATTGGTGCAACACCAACATGGTGGGTAGGTCAAGTTGAAGAAGTTGACCATCCTAAAAGCTCAAACCGCTTTAGGGTGAGGATTGTTGGTGCTCATTCATCAGCATGTGGGGATGTTCCTACTGCTGATTTGCCTTGGGCTCATACTGCAATGCCTGTTAATATTCCATATAAATCAGGTGGTACTGGAGGATCTACAGCGAATCTAGAACCATCTGATTGGGTGTTTGGTGTATGGTTGGACGTTGAAAAGACGAAACCACTCATACTGATGTCTATTGGTTCTATTGCTAATGCATCAGCAAAACCACCTGCTATGTTGACTCAGGAGGATGCAGAAAAAGCATGTTTAGCATTTACTAGTTTCCTAAATCCTCAGACCAATCCAGTAACTACTCTGGGTGAAAAGCATGATGACGATAACACCAATAAAGCAGGTACACAAGTAGCTGGTGGATCAGTTGAAACACTGTCTATACAAGACAAATCACATCGTGGTAAGAACAGTGCTTCTAATCCATTTGGTACACAAGTATGTGTTGGTGTAGCACAGGCAGAATGTAATGGAGAGACTAAGAAAGATATAAAGTATATCTTGGGTGAATTGTTTGAGATGGTTCAGGATAGTGGTGGTAATCTTGGTGGTTACCTCATTAATAGAGTGAATGGTGAATTGTTTAGTTATGCTGATAAAGCATATGGTTATGTTAATAAGGTATTGAGAGTTATTCGAGCTGCTATGGCTCGAATACGTGGAACCATTATTGGATTCTTGAAGAAAGGAGTTGATGCTCTTGTTAAGATGATCCTATCTCCATTTGAAGGTATTCTTGAATCCGTTCAGAAATGGTTAACGATGATACTAGAGAAGATTGGTTGCTCCATAGAGGATATAATGGAGAGACTAACCGATTTTGTTACTAGTCTTATCTTTGATTATCTATTGAAGGTGTTTAGATCAACAACGTGTCAGGTTGATATCTTTGTTAATGCTATCCTTAACAAGATCATGTCTTTTGTTAATAGACTGATCAATTCAGTATT